TCGCGGAATATGCTCAGCGCCTGTTCAGCCTGGTCAGCGAATATGGGCGGCGGAATGATGGACTCGCCGTCGATGAGGCGGTTTTCCCAGTCGGTGCAGGCCGTGGACCACTGCGCCATGGATTACCCCTCTTTGTTGTTCACCACCAGCTTTGGCGGTGCCATGGATCCGAACTTGCTCGCGCCTGCGGCCACTTTTGCCGCAGCATTGCGCGCCTCTTTTTTGCCCGTCTCCCCTTTTTTGGGGTGAACATAAGGCAGCATGGCCTTTGCCGCATCCTTCCGGGTGTCAATGTCCTCAGTGAAGTCGTTCATCACTGCCATCAGAAACTTGAGCGGATCGTCATACTGACCAGCTGCCGGCGGCACTTCCGGCTGAGGGATTTTTTCCGGGATGTTTACCGCTGGGGTATAAACATTTTTCCGGTACGCCGGCACCTCATCCACGGTGACGGTTTCTTGCTTTTTACGGGCAATGAAAGCGATGACTTCCGGGTCTTTTGCAAGCTGCGACCCCTTTGACCGCGCGGATTTCTCCGAGTAGCCCGCCTTTACTGCCGCATCTTTCTGAGACATGCCGGACATCAGCGCCACCGCGAATTTTCGCTTCTGCGCTGTTAACATGTTTATACCCTCCAGAAGGGGATTTTTTCTCTGCGTGAGGGAGGGGGCGGTGTACAGGGTGATCGGCCTTTTTTTTGAGCCCTCCCCCCCCGGTAATGAGAATCATTATCATTACAAGTGAAATAGTTACAAATGCAACTAATTCAGCAATTGAATGATAATCATTTTCATTTAAATAAAAATATGACCGTTCCCTGCCCGTCAGCGCCTTCCGGCACGGCATGTTTCAGGGCTTCATCATCCGGACAGGCCGTGGCGGCTTCGCGCGCTGATTTTCCGGCGTGGCATTCCTTACAGAGCGTCCAGAGGTTGCGCTCAGAGTTGTCGCCGCCGAACTGCAGCGCAATGCGGTGGTCAAGCTCACTCTCATGCAGATCAACAGCGCGTGAGCACATACAGCAATGTCCGCCATCGCGTACCCACAGCCGGCGCTTAAGCCCCACACGCACACTGCCACTGATACGCCGCTGCTCACCGTAAACGGGTTTGATGCGTCGGGTGTCCATGGCCTTAAGCCGTGGTTTGAGGGTCGTTAGCTTAGCCATGTAACCTCCATGCCCGTCGCCGCTCGTGGCGGGGCTGACGATCGGGATGCTTCTCAACGGGATCACCGTCAGCATGATCCACCAGTGAGCAGCAGGGATAGATAACCGGGCCGCCGCAGGCATCGCCCACGGCGAAGTCAGCAGCCTTACCCGCGTCCCAGCATGACAGCATGTCAGGTAACAGACCTGGCGGCACGCTGTAGCAGACAGCATGCATGAGACGCTGCATAGTGATGTGGTCGGCACGGATGCGATCAGCAGCGATGAGCCTGGTCGCTATCTCAAGCTGGTACTGCGGCGGGCGGCCGGTGCCAAGGTAGAAAGAACAGAGCTGGTCAGGAAAGCAGTCCAGCCAGTCAGCAACCTTTTCCTCAAACCCCGCAACCGGTAACGCGTCATCTTCCAGAACGACCACACGGCACGCCTGCTCACCAGCCCACACCAGCGCGCGGCGGTGATTCCAGTTGGCACCCCTGTCGTGCTCGTCCATCAGCAGGTGAGCGCCAAGAGAGTCAGCCAGCCTTTCGGCCTCCTCTCGCCGGGCGTGATGTCCAACCACAACGAATTTCACTTGTGCTTCCAAAAGGCGCACTCCTTACCGATGCCGTCAGATTTGAAAATGGTATGCACCTGCGGGCCAGTCACGACGCGATCGCCAAAGCGTTTAGCCACAATGCCAAAGGCCAGCATATCGCCGACCGCTGCTGCTTTCTCTGTCTCCCAGAAGCGGTGACACTCCAGTAGGTAATAAAGGCGCACTATGCCATGCGAAAACTCCATCACGTCAGCGCGCAGGCCACCAAGCAGGCCGGCATTCAGCATCACATCGGTGCGATGCTCATCGAGGAAGGCCTGATAGATGCGCTCCGGATGGTGCTGGCGTGCCCACGCATCGGCATAGGTCTTTGGTTCAGAGCCGACATACACTTTGCCCGGCACCATATCTGCCCACGGCTCCCGGAGCATTTCGACATCGGTACCGTCAGTGCACCAGACCAGGTGATATTCAGGGTGATCGCGCAGGTGCTGCCAGATATGGAGCCAGCGCCGGAAGTAAACGTTCATCTTCACGGCGGGAACGCGACACAGTTCGACATCTGCCGGCGCGGTCGCCAGCTCATCAGCCAGCACAATGCGGTTGCAGCCACGCAACGAACCAGCCCACTTCGCCAGCAGGTCAGGTGAGGCAGTCATTCTGGTACCGCGCTGCGGGTCAGGCTCGCTGGTCAGCAGCGTGGTGATCACAACATTACGTTGCGGTCGATATGGGGCGTAGCCGGTATAACCGGTGTCGCGCCGCGCGTTGTGAATACGCACATTCCGCTTCACCTGCTCTTCCCTATCCGGACGTGGTACCGAACGCTCCACCAGCTCATGCTCATCGAGGGAGTGAATCAGCTTTTCAGAACCAACCACATCAGCAAACGCCCACGACGTCAGCCCGGCATTGTGGATGCGCAGGGCGAGGTCACTGTGCTCATACATGCCGCGACCGTAAATCGGATCAAAGCCGCCGACACGCTCAATCGCGCTGCGGTGGTAGTAGAGCATCACGCCGCGCTGGCCGGTGTAGGCGATGTGCTGATCGTCGCGATAAAGCACCGCGATATCGTTTAGCTTGCGCGCGCCAGCCAGATCAAGGAACTGATAAGCCAGGTGTGGCTCGGGTGACTCAATGTAAGGCAGCCACCAGGCATCAGCGATCGGCCAGGCGTCATCGTCCCACAAAAAGAGATGCTCACACCCGGCATCCATCAGCGCGGTAAGGCTGGCGTTCTTCGATGCCACAATGCCAAGCGATTTATCGTGCCGGATCAGATTAATGCTGGCGGGCACCACCGCTGGTGGCTGTGAGCCGTCATCAACAACAACCACCAGCGCGCCGGCAGGCAAATACCTGAGTTGGTGCTCCAGTGCCTGGCTGAGTACGCCAGCGCGATTATGTGTGGAAATGGCAATGCCGATCCGGCTGGTGGTCGAATTGCAAACAGGCGCGTACGGGACACCATCGATAGTGACCTTCATAAAGCTTCCTTTTTAGATGTCTTTATGACGCATGCGATAAAAATAAAAAGCCCCGCTAATGCGAGGCGACAAAGATAGGGACTGTGGAATTGTATTATTTTGGTAAAGAGCTTCTCAATTCGTCACAAATTTTGAAAAGCTTATCTGCAAAAAAAATTGCTTCTTGAGCCGTACCGCCATCTATGGTTTCGTCTAGATAATAGTCAGCCTTGTGCCTTTTCCCTTTTTGCTGCTCCAGTAAAGCAGCCAAAGCAAGCATTTTATTCTTTTCAAACGGCTCATTGCCGCGACTAGCATTACCACGAAGGTATTTTATTAATCCATCGTGAGGACTTTGTTGGAAGTTAGGAGCAGCAGTAAGGGTATCCCGGGTTTCATGATACATAGCATAGTAAGCACGGCTGATACAATTACGGCAAGAAATTTCATCGCCCGCTAGAAGATTTTTCTTAGCAAAATCAAGAAAGTGCTGCCCATTCACAGCCATTTATGCTTCCTTATTTACTTTTTCTGACTTATCGCGCTCGAACCAAGCAGTAAGATTAGAGGACTGCAACTCATCGTTACTTGAAATCGCAATCGCTAAATCAAAATTCATTTCGGCTACCATTGCTGGATCAGATACATTGGTTATTGCAATGAGTGCGGCCGTACCGTCGCTTGTCATAGGATAAAAATAGAAGTTTGCAGCATAGCGTTTATGCTGTTCTAAAACCTGCATAACTGTTCGAGAGAGCGCTCTCATCTGGGTTTCAGAGGCTCTGGCAGCATTTTGGGCGGCTTCAATGTTCGCTGCCCATTTTTCACCAACCATTATACACTCCTCAGCAGCTCTCTTATCACTTAAATGACCAGCCCTGATTACAGATTTCGCCTTACAATCTTTAGCGTTTCCTGATAGATAAAGCATAGGCAAGCACTTTTCGATGACGTCTGCGTCAAACGGGAACTCATTTACTAAGCGTAGGCATATATCTAGATATGCACCTAACTTTCTCGTACGAAACAAATATGCAGCGTAACCAATACCAATTACTGCACTACGAAAATCAGAAAAGGCTCTCTCGAATTGCGATTCTGCTTCCTCTCTTTCTCCCTTGGCTGCTGTAATCAGCGCCTGGATAACGATTTTGTAGTACGGTGCCTCAATGCCCTTAGCCTCTCGCATCTTACGCGCAGCGTCCATCTCGCCGAGGGTCTCTCCTCGCTCAAGAAGATCTAGCAACTCGCTCGCTAGGTGTTCGATGTTCGACGCTGTCTGGGCCATAAAAAATCCAAGGTTGATAAAATCGGGTGAGTATACATCGTCACGTTTTCTTCAGTACATCTCTTTTAATGCTTTTACTTCACCGATGCATGGCGTTCAAGTTAGCATGTTCAGAACTGTTTTAGTATAGATTGGCTAAACGCAGTGTTGTACTGTAGCGAAGACACCATCGATACGAACCTTTATAACCTCACGTAGAATGTCCGCTGCATCAGCACATGAAACCTTTTCGATCCAGTGGCTGGCATCCCACGCCCGACCGTTGCCACCTTTATCAAGGGGGTGCACGCGAACGTGGATTTTTTCAAGGGTCATGAGCCCGGAGATGACCTTGCCTGCGATGGGCCACTCGTTAATATCCCCGACCGGAATTCTGTTCTCTCGAACATATTGCTACTACACGCGGCCAAACCAGAAATAGTTATCAGTCCAGAGCCATTAAACGCGAACCGCAAACGCGTACGGATGCGTAGCGATATGCGGTAATTTTTGCTCCATGATGTCTACCTTTTAGATGTGAGCCTGTCGCATGGGACAGCCGCCCGAGAAAGCAGCTTTCTCCAGGCTCACGACTGAAAGACTCTCGATTGGTTAGCGCATGCGAGGCGCAATAAAAAAGCCCCGACTGTGCGGGGCTAAATTGCTCATCCAGTTCTTGCGGATTGAGGGGAGCTTTAAACCAAATCACCAATGTGTTTGGCGTTTACAACTAACTGAGCACCCGGCATGCCATTTACAGTCCCAGTAAGATGATAACCACCACGAACTTCATTAACTGAGAGATTCAAGGTGTAGTTATTTACGCCCTGGAAAACGTTCTGGGCTTGCGGATCGTGTTGGAAAACATGGAGATCTAATTTATCACCATGTACATTGCCTTGATAAGTAAAGCCGAAATCACCGCCATTTACTGCGCCGTCTTTTACGACTACCGTACCGTTACCTACATCATTCTGGTTGCTGCTGAACACAACGTAGTAAATACCGTTTTTCATTTTTCATTCCTTATATAAGTAAGCACTCGGATTTGAGCGCAAGGAATGAATACAACTCCAAAGCCCGTGTTTCAATCAGCATTTTGGAAATATGCTTGCTGAACATCAAACAAATAAAAATTAATACCGTATGCACCAATAATATTGATTTTGATCGTTTTTTCTCTGAAAGGCACTCAATGAATGCCTTTATCAGAATAAACAGCTTTACTTCACTTACCTTCTGTTTGTTTATCCCATTCCTCACGGAATTTAGTTGGGTTGTCCGAACCTTGAACTGCCATGATTACCTCGCTTAAACATTGTGTGACGATTATTCCTGCAAAAACCCACCAGCGTGATCTGCGAGGGTTTCCGCTTTAATAATCCCAGGATTATTCCTAATGCTTACCGCTTACGCTTGCTGTATCAGGATATTGTGCAAAATTTAAAGCACCCCAACGTGGCTCCTACCCACACCAGGGGATCGCTCAGGGATGAGCTCGTCGTAGTTTCAAAACGTGACCGTTCAAATCAAGCATGTATTTATTGCAGCCCTCACCTGGAGGGCTTTTTTTTGCGCAAACAATCAGCAAATACAACGAAAATCAAAAAAGTAAATAAGAAACCTGCTGATTTAGCTTAGGTTGTATATCTATTTATACAGTTTGCACTATGCTTCGCTTGTTATACGTAACGAGCGACCGTTTTGGTCTCCCTTCCGAAGTGCCGGATTTCATTTCGGAGGGGACATTTTTTCCAGCCCATCAGCAACATGCTGCCTGCTCTCTTCAATCT